CGCCAATCTTTTTGGCTGCGTTGATCCCTGCCACATCATGATCCGCTACGACTAGCAAGCTACCTATGCCCTTTGCCACCTCTACCATGTTCCCTGCGCTGAAAGCCACCGTGATTGAGTATCTTTTACCTAAGTGCTTCATGGCCCGCCGAATACTAAGGGCAGTCGCAAACCCCTCGCATAATATCTCGCGCCCCTTCGCATCTATCCGCAAACTCGCGCCCTTCGTCCTCTGCCCCTTCAGAAACCTTTTGGTTCCGTCCGGTTGTATCATCTGGCAACCGACTAGCTGGCTACCGATCCGCATAGGTAGCACCAAGATATCCTTCCAAACATACGCCCGCGCCTCTGGGAATCCTTTCGCGTTCAAGTATGGATGGTGCGCTCTCTCTGCCGCCGCCATGATGGATGCAGCTTTCTTAGCGGCTAGAGCCTGATTCGCGGCCTGATCAGCTTCGTTTTTCAAGCGACGGGTTAGCCACCGATCATCCGGTACAAAGTTCTTGGGCTTCCACAACACAGGGGATTCCATCGTGGCAAAGTTCTGCACCCATCCTGCATCCCCTACAAATTTATACGAGCCATTCTGCTTGTGCGGATGATCAATCGTTGGAACCCGAACCCATCTGTCCTCAATCACATACTCAACAACCAATCCGCAGCTTTGTGCGAAGTCTAAAAATGTCATGCTGCTCTCGCTTTTGATTTTGCAAACGCAATGTTTCTGCTCCGAATCCAACCGCTCGTGCTCAACGATACCTGTCTGGGAGGATCGCCATTCCAGAACTTCGGCGGGAAGATTCCGTGTTTCTCTTTGTACTTATGCGCTGCCCAACCAATCTTGAATCCTCTTTGGCGGGCATAGGTCATAAGCTCTGCGTAGAACTGTCTACTTGCGTCTTTAGCCGCGTTACCCTGCCCAAGCTCAACCATTTCACCCGGAACGCTTGTAACCGTTTGTGTGGGCAATCTAACGTATCCACACGCACAGACGGGGCCAAGCATCAACGCCTTGCACTTAGGACAAGTACAATCCTTTTTCTTCTTCTCAGTCGGTTCCCTCTTGGCCTTCTCGCCCTCGGTAGACAGATCGCTCACGCCGTTGGAATACACGTCATCCCAATCTTCCATGAAGCGAATGTAATTACCCGAATGGTCAAGCCATACTGCGAAGTCTTTGTCTGGGTACGAGCGCATGGCACGTCCCATCTGTTGAACGTGTGAGGATAGAGACTTGCTAAAAGGTCGAGCCGAAATGCCAATCATAACGTCTGGAACATCGAACCCTCGCGTGAGGATGTCAGTCGCAATCAATCCATTAATGGTTGTGTCCGGTCGGGCAAAGTCTTCAATGGTCAGTCGTTTGAACTCATCATCTTCTTTGTAAGAGATCGAGACAAAGTTATAACCCTGCTCTTTGAACTGGCGTTCCAAATCTTTTCCATGCTCAACCCCCGCACAAAAACAAATCGTCTTGCGGGGCTCACCAAAAACTTCATGAGTTTTCTTGATCCACTCGGCTACGATGTCACCCGTAATCTTCTTACCTGATTCTGTTACATCGCCAGTTGACCACTCTCCGGCAACCTTCTTGGCTCCGGTCATGTCGATCTCTTTGCAGATATAAACCTTCAGCTTCTTTAGCCAACCTTTGTTGATTAGCTGCTCGGTCGGCAGACCACTCACAACATTCGAGTATAGGTTTCCCAGCCCTGCGCTGAACGGTGTAGCAGTCAACCCTACGACATTGATATCGGGATTGTCTAACAACCAATCATTCGTGGCCTTGCGTGAGATGTGGCACTCATCAACTATGATTAAATCGAAGTGCGGGAAATCCTTCCTGCGTTCGAGCGTCTGTGCGGAACAGACCTGCAACCTTTCGTAAGGTCTCCATCTCCAATGCTGAGACTGCATCACGCCATGATCTATACCGTACTTGGCTAACCTCTGGGAGGTTTGATCTACCAGTACGATCCGATCTAACACCATCGCTGCACGGTTGTATTTATCCGCTACCGCTTTCATAAGGTGCATGGCTACTTCTGTCTTACCAAATCCTGTCGGCGCGTAAAGCAACTGCCTCTTGTGTCCTGCTTTAAATCCGTCACGCAATTTTTGAACGACATCCTGCTGATGTTCGCGTAGCGATAAATCCATGTTGTCTCCCTGCCGAGGAACCGCCTCGGCTTCGGTCAGGCTGCTTGTTTTTCTGCTTTTTCTGCTTTCTTCTTCCAGAATGTCACTTGCTTCATAAGCTCCGCATTCTTTTGTTGGAAGTCATTCCTGCTCGATGTAACTGCTGCTAGGTCACGCTCAAGGTCTTTGACTTGTTTGCGTAAGGCATTAATTGTTTCCAATGCTGACAGCTTTTCTTCTTCCGTTGCATCCATTTGTTGAACCGATAACTGAGCACGAAGGTTTTCGTTCTCGTCTGCAAGTTCGGTAACTTGGGTCGCAAGTTCTATGGTCTTGGTGTCTTCCAGCACCACTTCGACTTTGACTGGTTCCTTAGCGGGTTTGGCTTCTTCAGTCTTGGGCTCAGTCAACTTAGCTGGCTTGCGGGGTTCTTGCACAAAAGTCTGATCACCACGCTTAACGATCTTTGACTTTTCCTCTATACCCATTTCATTGCGTAAACGCTGAACGGCCTGTCTAGATAAGTTCACTAGCTTGGCAACTTCTGCGTCCGTTGCGTCTGAAAACTCCATGTCATCCAATACTGTACGGATCGCTTGAATCTTATCGTCTTTGGTACGGCGCAAACCGTGAGTTGCATTTGCACCTACGCTAAAGAAGATCGCATCTCGCTGCGTACCATTACGTACCAAAGCAGGGATTTCTGTTAATCCCGCTTTCTTATAAGCAAAGTACCGATGGAATCCATCAGCTAACCAATAGTTTGTGCTATCAAAAAATATGTCTACCGGGGGAAGCGTCGCGCCTTCGAGTATGGAGTCTGCGTATTCCTGAATTACCGTTTCGTTGATGTTCTGTCGGGGTTGCGTACCACCATCTATGCGAATCTTGCTTATATCAATCATGTTATCCCTCTTTGTTAATTGCAAACACATGGTAACATTTGTTTTCATGTCTTTGCAATATATTTTATAATGAACCGCACTTCTGTTCTGCCACACGACCCGCAAGTCGTGCGTTCAACAATCGTACCGTCTTTGCGTTGGTGCGTATTTTCGCGGAGGTGACCCCCGCAGGGGCAGGCCCCGGTCATAAACTATATACCTATATCGTAATAGTGTTTCTTAGGAAACGGCTGGGAACGTGAGCAAAAATAACCCAAACCCATCTGAGTAGATAGGTTTGGTTGTTTCTTGAGGTATCCGTGTGGTTACCGCGAGCCGAACGCATAGATACTTACCATTCGGTTAGGGACTTTACCTCAGTATCAGGCCACATCTGGCTCCCTACAGGCTTGCGCCTACAACCGCCATCGCTAGTGTGATGAATCATTCTACTAGCACAACTACAACAGGCCGAACCGAGCAATGCTATCTGGACGCATAAACCTGTTGCAGTCTGATCGCACAAAGAAAAACCCCGCAAGGCTTAGGTGGGGCGGCTCTGGCGTGAGCAGACTTGGGCGCTGAGAAAGTAGACTTTTTCCATCTTTTGAATGGGAACCGCCTTCAGTCCTGACACCCCACCTAAACATTACGGGGTTTTTTACTACTTTCTCGACGCCTGATCCGCCAAAATCAGACAACGTAATTATTGTCCACTAAGCTCCAGTATGCAACTAATTTTTGAGCAATTTTAAAAAGGTCTATCTTGCTCAAGTGGGCAAGATACAAGTCATTGATTTAACAAAACAAAAAAATCGGGTTGACACGATCATTTATTTATGTTCTAGGTATATTTAAAAAAAACCCCCGGAATACTCGACGGGGGCGATGTGAGTAAGTAACTCACCAAGGGAGGAGACGAGCGCACTATACCACACTTTCCCGAATGTCAAGTTCCCGGACTTCCCAAAACCTTCCCTTCTTATGCCATCCATGCACGAGTATTTGTATTCCAGAACTGAGCACCACCGGATATAATTCGTGCTCCCGAATCTTGGTCACTCTGGCTGCGACGTTTGTGTAACTGGTTGACTGCACCCCAACGACGCTACCCTCGCTGATGCAAAGCACATCTATAAACCCAAACAGATCCTTCTTAGTCTTGGTAAACGAATTCCATTTCTCGACAACCTCGACGTGATAACCGCGATCACGCATGAGTTTCATGCTTCTTTGGGTAGGCGTAACCGACATAAAATATTCCTTGCAACACATGAAATAGTGTGAGTACAATGTGTTTCCTAAAGGAGACACTATGATACTCACAAATAAATTTAATCTGCCGGAGACGATAGTAAACGTTCTCAGACGGCCTACATACAGTAAGGGAAACGCGAATATCAGCGCAACTGGTTTGTTGAAGTCGCCTCGAATATTCCAGCTTGAGATTCAACATCAGGATGAACTTGAGCAGGACGCTTCTGAAATGGTTTGGAGCCTGTTTGGTACGGCTATTCATGGCGTACTGGAGCATGGCAAGGATAAGCACCATACCGTCGAGGAAAGACTGCATGCGGAGTTCGAGGGTTGGCAGATTTCTGGAGCCATCGACCTACAGCGGCACTACGAGGATGGCGTCATCATCTCTGACTATAAAACTACTGGTGCATGGGCGGTGATGAATGAGAAGAAGGATTGGGAATACCAACTCAACATCTATGGTTGGTTAGTTCAGAAGGTGAAAGGGTCGAACGTCAAAGGTCTGGAGATCGTTGCCATCATTCGTGACTGGAGCCGCAGAGATTCCACGACCAAAGAAGGGTATCCAGAAGCACCTATCAAGGTTATAGACATTCCGCTCTGGACGTTCCAAGAGCAAGAAGATTTCATCCGCGAAAAGATCAAACTCCATTCAGCAGCAGAGTTTGCACGGATCACGGGCGAAGAGATTCCCTACTGCACTCCTGAGCAGATGTGGGAAAAGCCGACCGTTTGGGCGGTAAAGAAAGAAGGTGGAGTAAGAGCCAAGTCAGTATGGAACACGGAGGAAGAGGCGCATGCCGCATTATCCAAGGGTGATGTCATTGAAGTTAGGCCGGGTCAGCGAACGCGATGTGAGAGTTTTTGCAACGTCCGAAACTTTTGTAATCAGTGGAAAGAATTTAACCAAGGGAGAGACAACAATGGCGAGTTATAAACAGCAGAACGTAGAGTTGATGGAAAGATTAACAGCAGCAGTTGGAAAAATGATTGAACAGGAACAGGACATTACAAACCTTCGGTTTGAAAATCTTTCGTTGCGAGAGTCTATTGAAACGGAACATAAAAGGTTGGTTGATGATGAACATTTAAACTCCGAGTTAAAAAAGAGCCTTCGAGAAATGCAGGAATCAAATGAATTGTCTGCCAGAATAATACGTAAGTTGTTAAACGCAATGGATAAAATGGAAGGTGAGTTCTAATGAGCGTATACCAAAAACTGATGGAAGCTCGCGTCAAACTTGCTGAAGCCAACTTGAAAAAGAGTGGGCATAACAAGTTTGCCGGGTACTACTACTATGAGCTGGGTGACTTCCTGCCAACGGCGATGAAGATTTTTTGCGACCTAAAGTTGTACGGCGGTGTTTCGTATGGCAGAGATGTAGCAACCCTGACCATCGTGGATACAGAGAAGCCAGAATCCACCGACCATATCTTTTACTACTGCCCGATGTCTACGGCTGAATTGAAAGGATGCCACCCTGTACAGAACCTCGGCGCGGTACAGACGTACATCCGCAGATACCTTTGGACAGCAGCACTTGAACTGGTCGAGCACGATGCTATAGACGCAAGTGAGCCAGCCGGTATTAAAAAAAGTGAGTTAGAGACGGTAGAAAAGAAGGTTGCTAAACCAATAGAGGCTCCCAAGAAAGAACCGTTGGGTCCGATTGCTGAAGCTAAAGACTTAACAAACGAAAAGCCGAAGGATGAAACCCCGCAAAAGCCTTGGACGATTACCTTGAAATCGGACACCGCTTTGTTTGTTCCTTCGTTTGTAGAGTCCGCTCAATTTACGTTGCAGTTTGCGAAGAGCGAAGAGGATGTAAAAGAGATCTTCCGTGTAAATAAGTTTATGTTTGACGAACTCAAGCGTCAGTCCGTAGAGCAATACGACGCGCTGATGGTTGCGTTTAAAACACGTAAGAATGATTTGATTAAGGAGTAATCATGAAAGAACGTATCTATGTAGTAAGAGGGCCAAACACAACCCATCTGGTAAACGCGCCTAGTAAAGCATCTGCGATTGCGTTTATCGCGGACAGTCAGTTCACGGCTGACGTTGCAAGCCAGATGGATCTGGTAAACCTTTTAACAGACGGCATCAAAGTTGAATTCGCTCGTGTATCAAACCTTGACTTAGAACTAGGAGATAAATAATGGCTGAAGCATACCCAAACAGTGGCGCACTCTGGACTCCAAAGTTTCCAAAGAAGCATGACAAGGCTCCAGACTTACGCGGTGACATCAAGATTGAAGTTGATCTTTTATCCGAACTTATGCAGAACGCGGAAGATGGATTGGTTACGATCAAGATAGACGGATGGAAGCGTAAAGACTCAAACGGAAATCATATGGTATCCATCAAGGTAGATACGTATAAGCCACAACAAGCTCGCCAAATGAATGATCCTTGGGATGATTGATATGGTAGATAACATTCAGTTTGAGGCCGTGAAAACGGCTTTACGACAGTCTAAGGATGGGTATTCCCTGTCCTTAGTTATCCATCCAGATGACATACCAGATGAGTTGGTAAAGGATTTTGTTGGCTCTCGATATGTGGTGGTGATGGTTCGGTTAGATGACGAAGACAAGCCAATGGTCCGGGAGAAAGAAACGCCCGGAGCACATGCCGTAAAAATGGCTGCGGTTCTTTGTCGTGATATGGAGTTTTGGTCATGGGTAAATAACGCTTGGGATTTATCTATTACAACCGAAGAGTCTTGTAAGAAGTGGCTATGCGAATACTTAGGCATAGAGTCACGCGCAGAACTCAAAACCGATGCAGCAGCGCGAGGATTGTTTGAAACGTTACGTAACGGTTTTTATGATTGGAGGGGTCAGGATGAAAAGTAAATTAGTGCCGTATAGCGTTTATCTTCCGGTCGAAGTGTATAACAAGATTCGTGAGTTAGCCAAAGAACGCAAAGCATCCTCGGCTGTACGAGACGCAATCATGGTCATTATGGCTGGCGGGAATGAGTACAAGGCTGGATACAACAAAGGTCTTGCTGACTCCATAGGCGTGATTGATCAATGCAAAGAGATTGAGCATATCGCAATCCGCAATAAGTTCTTAGCCGATGTATTGATTGATCAGATCAAAGAACTAGGTGAAGTATGAGTACAAATTCGGAGAAAGTTGCAGCAGAAATCTTTAGGCATATTTCTAAGTTTGATGATGTGGACATATCTCTGCTTTTGTCTGGACTGGCTCTGGTCTTATGTCGTTTATCTATTGTTGCGGAGATCGAAGACGAGGCTGCGATAGAAGCATTCAAGCACACACTCAAGAGCGTTCACGCCAACATGTCCGAAGAAGACAAAAGGATGCACTAATGGAAGATGAAATGCACCATTACTACGCTGGCCTTGCCATGTTAGGGATGATCATTGCCCAAGAGTATGCAGAGGATATTCCACGACTTGCCCACGCTATGGCTGATGCCATGCTGGAGAAACCAGAAGGGATCATGGCGATAAAGAAAACAAAACAAAAGCGGGAGGAAACGTGAAAAACAATATAGGTTGGTTCCTATTGGGCGGGACATTAGCTTTGCTTTGGTGGTCTGCCGGTTACAACTGGGTTCAATCTGCGCGATACGACAAGCTGATTCAAGAGCGCGAGTACATGAAAATAGACTACGACGCTTGCATACAGCGAGTGCAGGAGTTAACGTCAAAAGAGCGGGAGCCAAAGAAATGACTTATGGTCCTCCTGTTATAAAACAATGTGAGCATTGTAAAAAGGAATACAAATGCCCAAACAGCAGGGCGCATAAGTCTAGGTTTTGCACCATAACCTGTCACAATAAGTCTGGTTTACTTCCGCGTATTGAATATACCTGCGTTAATTGTGATGATAAGTTTATGGCGAGACCAGATCATGGTGAAGACCGTAAGTTTTGTAGTCGCAAATGTTTTTTAGATTATTCATTACGTCCTGAACCTAAAGAGTGTGAAAACTGTGGGGGTGTTTTTCTTGCAGGACGTTCTGCCACGGCAACTCGCGGTGATGGAAGAAGAATTTACTGCTCCAAAAAATGTTACACAGAAGGATCGCGCTCTTTTGAGGAACGCCCATGCGTTGTTTGTGGAAAACTTTACTATCCATTGGGAACTAAAAAAGACAAAAACCAAAAAACGTGTTCACTCAAATGCATGGCAGTGTTCTTTTCTGGGCCTAATGGTTCTAACTGGCAAGGCGGCGAATACATATCTGAATCAACGAACCACAAGATGGTATTGATTGGAAGACGAAAGGGTTACGTAGGCAAATATACAGCGGAGCATCGTTTAGTCGTTGCCAAATATATTGGAAGGCTTTTGGAAAGAGATGAAGTTGTTTTACATATAAATAGTCAACCACTAGATAACAGACCATCTAATTTGTTTTTGTGCGAAACAAGAAGTGAATATGGTTATAGAAGGCATGGAAGTTTGCCTTGGCCTACAACAAGTAACTTAGATAAGTTTAAAGAAACAGAAAAAAAGCTGAAGGAAATAAAACATGACGCCAGAAGAAAGAACAAAAGCGCAGTTTGAGCAGCACGATAAACAGTTTAAACAGCGTGAATGGGTAGCATTGACGAAAGAGGACATCGCCTACCTTGGTATTCATACAACGGACATGTACCCTGATGAGTTCATTAAATACGTGGAAGCAAAATGCAGGGAGAAGAACGCATGACACAAGATGAAATCATTGAGATGGCAAGAGATGCTGATTGGGGCCATGCTTCTGCAAACCTATATGCGCCAGCCCTTGAGCGCTTTGCCAAACTGGTAGCAGCTAAAGAACGTGAGGCGTGTATTGAAATTGCTGAAAAGCAACGCTATGCAATGTACATAAGTTTGACTTCTCACCCGCCTCAAAACGGCACAGCAGTTGGAATTGCAAATCAAATCAGAGCAAGGGGACAAGCAGAGGAGAAGAACACATGAAGCAAATACTTATGCCGGTTGAGCTAATAGAAGAAGTTATAAAAATCATAGAAGGGAATATGTGCGGCCCTGCTTTGTATCGGCTGTCTGTGATTAAAGAACTTAAAAAAGCACTACTAGAAGGTTTACCACCAACTAAAAAAGGGAAATGAGATGAAACAACATATGCTTTTACAAATACCTGTACCTTTTGAGGAACCTGAGTTCCACCTGCGCGATTGGTTTGCGGCTCACGCAATCTTGGTTGCAACCTACGACTGGTCCCCGGAAAAGATTGCTGAATATGCTTATGAAATGGCTGACGCTATGATGGAGGCAAGAAAGAAATGAAAAAACTATTCCTTCTCTTAAGCGTCGCTTTAATCGCAGGATGTTCAACCTCGCGTCCGGTAGAAGACAGCCCACGTTATCTCCCTGCTGTTAAACCTGAGCCCCTTATTGGCAAACTTAAAGGTTGGGATGGTGCTACCGCTATGAGCGATAACGAAGTCCTACAGGCATCTAAACAATGCATGTACGCGAAGCTGGTCCCAAACGTAGAGTACACTGCCGTTCGTTTAGATACCGGCGGCAAAACCCTCGTACCGATAGCCGTACACTGCAA